TTTCTAATGTGCATATTAAATCTAATCGTATGCATATATTGGGTATTAACTTTTAAGGCACTGGAAAATAGATTAGGATGTTGGTACATTGTGGCAAATAAATCATTTGCATCTTTTGCATGATGAGTACCAAAAGTATTATTTTTATGTTTCCCTACTTCCGGAGAAGCAATAAAACTTCCATTTTGACTAATATCGTTAGCTCGCCTAATACAGGTAAAATCCCCATAATGAAGATCTGTTATTGTTGGACATAATGTTTTTACCAAAGATGCAATATTATGTGTATTACAACTCACTATTTGAATAAATTGAGGATTTTCCCTATTTAGAACTTCATCATTTATTCCGTATGCATAAGGAATTCCAAAACCTTTTTCGCTACCTTGTGCTATAAATAATTTTTTCTTATCTTTTTTTGAAAGTGGTAAATAGTGTGATTGCTTTGCCAAGTTTCCTGCAGGTGTACAGTCTATAATCACATCACATAATTCTAGTGCTGATTCATAAACCATAGTAGGTTCATGTCCTAATTCTTGGAAATCTTTTATTTTATCTTTATCTACAACTAATTTAGCACCTCTTTTAATTAAACTGTTTACTTTAGCAGTTTCATCTATTAGAGGTGTACGTTTATGAAAATAAACAGTATCTATATCTAATTTTTTTCTAATATCAGCTAATAAACCAATTAATGGTTCACCAATAGTACCAGTACCAATTATTAAAATAGATTTAGTCATTTAGTTTCCTATTCTAGGTTTTATAGTTTAAATAATAATTTTCATATTAAGTTACTGATTCAGATAGTTATTACTATACACAAAAAAAATGTATACTAAAAAAATTATTATTTTATGAAAACTTTATTAAACTATAAATTTATTTTATTATTAACCTTCTTATGTTATAGTTCTGGCTGTTCACAATTAAATTTAAAAAATAATTCAATACATCCAACTCACCTGCCAAAAGAATCATTTATCTTTATAAATGCTTATGTGAAATTAAAAGTATGTAAAGAATTTTCAAATGAAAAAATTTGTAATAGCACAACAATTGGTAGATATACTGGTTCTGGGATTACTGTATTTAATTATACAAATGGTAGTTCAATTCTAACAGCTGAACATGTATGTGGTAGAATAGGAATAGAAAGTAGATATAATTCTAACCCTAACCACATAATTTATTATGAATATGAAATTATAAATTATGATGGAGTGAAACATAAAAAAGTTTCGCTTTTAGCTAAAGATGTAGAAAACGATGTATGTCTTATGTTTGTTGGAGATTTAAACTCGCCAGCAGTTAAAATAGCTGAAAATTTACCAGAACATGGGGAGAGAGTATTTAATCTTGCTGCACCATTAAGTATATTTTCACCTGGTAAAATGGTGTTAACATTTGAAGGTTTGTATTCTGGGTCTGATAGCAATAATAGGGTATTTTATACAATTCCAGTACAAGGTGGTAGTTCAGGTTCTGCAATTCTTAATTCAAAAAATGAAATTGTTGGTATGATACATTCAAGATTAGTAAGAATGGAATCAGTTGGAATATCTGCTTCACTTAAATCAATACAAGATCTAGTAAAAGATTATACAGAAGATTAAATAATATCAGAATAATTTGTATTTTTAACAATTTCTGATAATGCAAGTGTATATTCTTCCATTAAATCAGTTCTATGTCTATTTTTGGCATCTTCATATAATTTTTTTAATAAAATAACACTATATTCGGCATTAATATAGTGTTGAAATACTTTTACAATAATTTGTATTATTGCAGTGATTATTGAATTTGATTCACATTTAAAACGTAGCACTTGTTTATTTGAATTTGTAACTAATATTTCTGTTATAATTGTACCATCTGTTCCATAATTACTGGATTTATCAAGTTTTGTTTTAATGAAAAAACCACATAATTTTATATCTTTTAAAGTTTTAAATTCATCTTCTAATGCGCTTATAAAACCTGAAAATAATGAATCTATTGGACCTAAGCCAATACTTGCTATTTGAATATTTTTTTTATATTTTTTATTTAGCGATTTTAAAAATATTTTACATGATATTTCACATTTATTATTAGAAATATTTTGTTGAATATTGAAATTATTAATTTCTAAATTTATATAATCTTTATTTAAGATATTTTTAACAAGTTTAATTTGTTTTTCTTGTTTTAATATGTCTGTATATTCAATAGTCATTAAGTTACGTATTATTATTACCAATTATTGAAAGTTTCTTATTTATAAATATTTTAGAAACATAATAACATATAGTTGCAACTAGTACTCCTGAAAAGACGTCTATAATATAATGTTGTTTTATCATCAATGTAGATATTGATAATAATATGGCCCAAATTAAATACAAAAATTGTATAAATTTGAAATTTGTTGAGAGATCTGTATCTTTAATTGTATAATATAATATAAATGCATAGGTTACATGTCCAGACGGGAATGTACAATTTGGGCCATCGATTAGGTATGTTAATTGTAATATTTGTTCCGATATTGAATTACCAATTATTATTGGCCTAGGATAATGGGAAGGGAATATTACATAAAATATTCCTAAAATTAAGGTTGCAACAATACAGGCTAAAAATGATGTAAAAAATACACCAGGTTTTTTAACAATTATAACAGAAGTTATTAATAATATTGGAATTAAAGTATGATATATCCAAATAAATTCCGGCATTATTGGTATTAATGTATCGAGATTAGTTAAAAAATCAAATCTACTCACTGTCATTATTTTTTGTAATGTGGTATAAATTAAAAAAAATAAAGCTAAAAATAATGATACATACTTAGCTTTATTTTTAGTTGACACGCTCCACCACCTCGTAATGAAAGCATTTTAATGCTTTAAAGATCAAAATTTAAGAATTATTTTGAATTGCCTAACAATACATATTAAGTACACTTAGTAATTCTATATAATATTTATAATATTATAGACTTTTTTAGGTTAACAATGAATAAAATTACAAAAGATATACTAAATGAAATTATTTTAGAAGAAATTAATAATATATGTGATTACAAAAAAGCAATGTTAAATGAAGCTAAAACACTTACATTATTTGGATATGAAAATGATTTATTACAAACTGTACATTGGATTAAGTTAAATAAATTATTAAAATCTACAGGTAAAATATCAAAACATGATGAAGGTGTTCATAAGGTTATAGTTAGAATTAAAGGTAAAAAGGAAATTGCAAAAGATTTAATTAATGCTAAATTTGGATCTTTTATAAAAATAAAATAAAAATGTTATTCTATAAATAGGAATATATTAAATGTCATTAAATGAAAAAATTATTAGAAACTATGTAAGAAATTTAATTTTATTTGAACAAACTACTGGTAAATTAAGAATTTTTGATTTTGATGACACACTTGTACAAACATCTTGCAAAATATTAATAGTTGATAAATCAACAGGTGATATAGTAAGACAAATATCACCAGCAGAATATGGAAATGTTAATCAAAATCCACGTGCAGTATTAAAATCAAATGAAGAATATGACTATGTTCAATTTTCAGATGTACTAGATCCTCAAGAAATAAATTGGACAATACAAATATTGAAAAAAGTCGTTGGTAGTGATACATCAAACGCAATAATATTAACAGCAAGAGGTGATGTTGCCAAGGAAAATATTAATCAATTTCTTGAGAACATTGGAATATCTGGCGTTCCTGTAATAACATTAGGTAGTAGTGATCCAATGGACAAAGTTAAATTTATGTATGATAAACTTCTCGATGGTGTAACTGATATTAAATTTTTTGATGATTCCGAAGCAAATGTAACTGCTACAAAATTATTACATACTGAATTAAAAAAACCAGTTGGTTCAAGAAATCCAGATTTTTTTACAAAAGATATTAATAATGAGTATTATAATATTTTAAATAAACAAAACGCCCCTATAAACGCAAGAATTTATGCAACTAAAGTTAATATACCAGAATTAACAAAGTTTTGTTAATTATATAAATAAGGTTTAATAATGTGTATTATATGTATTGATTGCCAGAAAGGAAAATTAAAACTAGATGAAGCATGGAAAAATTTTAATGAAATGAATTCTATTCTAGATGATACTCATTTGCAGGAAGTTTTTGATATGTTATGGAAAAATACAGCTAAAATAACAAATAATAAAAATGAAAAATAATTATTTGTTATTTTATTTTTAAAAGGTTTTTATAATGTCACAACAAAAAAATCATACATATCAAACATTTTTTAAATTAAAAATGAAAAAAATGTTATTAGAACGTGGTATTAAATCAATTAATGATTTAAATAAATCTGAAAAATCAAAATTTATGTCCGAAGTTCGTAAACAAGTTGATAAAACTTGGCAAATAGATAATGCTATAATTCTAAAAATAACTGCAAATATGCTTCGTGGAATGATAATGAGTGAAGTAAAAAATAAAATAACTGAAATTGAAAATAATAATAATTTAAATGAAGAAATATTACCTGCATTAATTGAACACTTTAATAATAAAAAAAATAATGATTAAAGAAATAAAATTATTAAGAGAATTTATACAAAATGAATTATATTTTCCACAAAATAATTTACCCAAAAAAGAACTAACAATACATTCCTACCCTGATAAGAAAAAAAAATTAATTGTTCAAGTATGTACAACTAACAATGAAATATCTAAAGGTTTAATGTTTAGAAAAGATACATTAAATGATGATGAAGGTATGTTATTTTGTATGAAAAGTAGGGATAAACATTCATTTTGGATGAAAAATACCTATATTCCACTTGATATGATATTCATTGATTATAATGGGAAAATAGCAGGAATTATAAAAAATGTTGAACCTCATTCATTAAATAACAGATCAATCAATGAACCTTCAGCATATGTGTTAGAAGTTAATGCAAATTTTTGTGATAAACATAATGTTAAAATTGGTGATATTATAAACAATATATGATTAATAAAAATTTATTAATATGTTTATTGTTCGTAACCATAGCACAAATAATAGTTTGGTTTAGCGTTAATGCACAATTCTTAAATGAATGGTTTAAAAAAAATATTATTTTAATGTCAATTCTTGGTATGCCTGTAACATTTATGGTTATAAAGGCAAATGAATATGGATTCAATTATTTTAATAAATTATGGCCATTAAGATTTTTAGGATTTTCAGTTGGTATTATAATATTTGCAATATTGACATTTCTTTATATGAAAGAAGGAATAAATGTTAAAACAATTATTAGTTTAATATTGGCAATGTGTATACTAATAATACAAATTAAATTTTAATTTCCTACATTCCAGATTGTAATCTCGCCGAGTCTCCACAAATACATAGTTCCTGTTTATTATTACACACAATTGTATTCAATCGTAAACCACCCAAGGTTTGACCATTACAAAAATTTGCAACCTTATTTTGACATTTGGTGAGGGTTTCCTTATGACCCAATAATTGGTTATCATAATTTTTATTTAAGGTTAAGTAAGTTATTCCAAAACCAATTATTGCACCTACTAATACAGCAAAGATAAAAAATTTTAAATTCATTTAATATTATCCTCTTTTATAAAAATACCATAAATGCTATTTTACAGTGTTTTATAAAAATATAAATATATAATAAAGTTACAGGTATTAATAGGAATTGTAATAATTTTCTATTCCTTAAAATCCAAAATATATAACATACCATTAATGATATGAATAATTTTATAAAAATAAATAATTCCCAACCCTTTTGAATTAATACATCCATTAATGGATTGAGTTCAATAGCATATCCATGTGAAACAAAATATAGGGTTGAAAATGCATCAATAATATTTAATATAGCTAGCAATATGATAATATGACCAATTATATTATTAATTTTCATACATTATGGACCTAAAGTTTTACCACCACACGCCGTTTCATTAAGAATTTCTAAAAGACTATTATACATCTCAATTGCTTTCATTGTAAGAGGATAAACCTTACCACCCATACCTGCTAAAGCAAGAGCCTCGTAATTATCTGGTGATCCGAAATCTATTAACCATTGTTGGGTAAAAGCATAAACTGATAATTCATCAGCCATGTTAATCATATTAACTAACATTGATTCTGTAATTTGGGGATTTAAATAACTTTGACCTTCTTCATCTGAAAATAAGATAATTACATGTTTTGCATCACTTCTCCAACTAATATTCCATAGATCTATAGGCGGTGTAGAAGAATTTGAACTCCCCCATGTGTCCGTCGCCCAACTTAAATCCGTTAATTGGTATGGTAACGATGCAGCCCCAATTAAATTATGTATTGCCAAATAAATAGCGTCATAATTTTGCTCAGAACCACCACTTAAAGCAAAACCGGAACTTTGAAAAATTTTCATAAATGTTTCAAAATCTACAAGGTCTGTTTTTAATACAACATATTCTTGTCCGCCTAGACCATAAGATGCAGTGAATACGAGTCCCCATTTTACAACCTCTGAATCGCTATAATGGGTTGCAAATTTGTTTAGTGCCACCATAACAGCATTAATTTCTTCATACATTGAACCGGATAAATCAATAATTAAAAGAATATCAGTAGGTTCTAATTGTTTGTCTTCATCAATTACACCATCACAATTCGTATCAGTTCCATTGCATATATCTTCCGGTTCAGGAACAATTTCCCCTAAGCATAATTTTTTAACAAACACGGCATTATCATCATAGTTACCCCAACTACCTTCAACACATGTCATTTCCCCTGGCAGGCATATACCAACATACATTGTTTCTGGTGGACCACTATAACAACCGGCAAAAAGATTTTCATCAATAAGACCATTACAATTATCGTCATGATTATTACATTCTTCAGGTTTAATTTCACCTAAATATTTATCACATATAGTACCAGGTGCCGTTGTTTGTGGCAACCAATGACATACTGCCAGACATTCTGATAATTGTAGTTCTGCACATGTTGGATCCGCTGGATCTACACATTCACATGTTTTATAACCTGCGCCACAAACAAGTGGGCTTTCTTGACATGGAAATAAAACACCAACATCTTGTATTGTACATAAACAATCCAATCCTTCATCTGCCTTACCATCACAGTCATCATCCAACCCATTACATACTTCCGGTAAGGGTTGTTTTGCCGTACAAATCCAATTACCACCAACACAAATATTTAAATTTTCTTCACAGTCAGTAGAACACTTACCAACTAAATCTTCATCAATTAGGCCATTACAATCATTATCTTTTCCGTCACATATTTCATCATCAACCGGTCCACACATCCCACAAGCATTTAATTGTCCTTCATCTATATCCCCATCGCAGTTATCATCTAGACCATTACAAATCTCTTCTGGGACCTTACCACAATCACCGCATGCATTTGATACATCTTCATCTATTTCACCATCACAATCGTTATCGATGCCGTCACAAATCTCTTCTTCTGGTTCTGGCCCTTGACAGATTAATTGGCCGGCAATACATAAATTCTCCCCAACGCCACACAATTTTTCACATGTACCATAATCTCCTTCATCAACTATACCATTACAATTATCATCAATATTATTGCATATTTCTTCTATGTCCGTAAAACCTTCATCAATCTCATCGTCACAATCATTATCTTTACCATCACAAATTTCAGGCTCGCAATCTGTCTCACACTTTGTATAATAGATAATACCTTTATCACACGTCTTATCCTTCACACCCGGATATCCGTCGTCTGTAATACATGGAATATCAGCTTCTAAAATATGTGTAGTAGGATCACACTCAAGTTTTTCGATACATTCACTCTCTAATACAACCACAGGTGGATCTTTACAATAGTCAATGCAGATTTCTTTTTGCCAAATTTCATCTAAGGGTGGGCAAAAATAATAACCACATTTGATACAATCTTTTTCGTAAGTATCTGGTTCTGATGTATCGATATCCTCATATACATCTTCAAGTGAATCATTAGATGTGTCGGAATCATCTACCAACAATACATCATTAATATCATTATCATCTAAGATTAATTTTTTGTTGCTTAAACCATCATCATTTGCACAAGATAAAATTAATAAAGATACTATATACAATTTGTAAATTCGCATTATTTTATCCTCTATATACATTATTATCATAAAACAATACATTTGTTATTCTCACAAGATTTTTAAAATCATTTGAAAGATTCAAATATAATTGATTAAGTGAATTATTATTTCTTCTTTTAATTAAATATGAAATACTTTGATATGCAGACATTCCCATATTGATATAATAATTTGAATCCATTATAGAATTATCAATTTGTTTTTTTAGTACACCAACCCTAAATAAAGATATATCACCAATTTTTTTTAATTCTTTAATTTTACATGCATTATGATTACAATCTATTGATCGTGCTAAAATATCAAATAATGGTTCCATTATTTTTTTATCTTCAAATTCAATGAATAGATTTTCAGACTTTAAATATTTTAGTAATAAATTTGCTAGGTAGAGTGATGATTCAATTGAAACATGAATGTTTTCTAAATTGATTATTTTAAAAATTTCATATTGAAAATAATTTAAAATATTATAATTTTTTGAGAATGTTATCAACATTATATAAATAAATAAGCTATAAGCTAAATTTTTTACATATCAAATGAATCTCTAGAATAAAATTCCCATGTTAATAAATCTTGATTTTGTGCTCCAGCACCTGTCATCCCAATAAATGTAATCCTAATATTAGGTCCACCCAAACGTTCTATTACATTTATTGGATATGCTAAAATTGGTACATTAGGTATTTCATTTTCAATTGGAATTAAATTATTTTCTTCTTTATTAAGGTTTATAATCAATATATTATTTTTTGACTCTAAATGTAATTTAAAAACATTACCACTATTAAGTTTATGATCAACATAACCCTGTGATACAGTTTGACCATTAATTTCTAAATCAATATGATTTCCAGATTCATCTTCCCAATTGTGGTATGTATCAATAAAAATACCAATTTCACCCTTTTCACCTTCTAATATAAATTTAATTCCATCAGCCCCTACACCATCAGCATCCCCAGCCCCTTTTGGATTTGATAATTTAAAATTAAATTCAGTACTGAATTCGCCACTTTCACCAATTTTGAAATCACTTAAACATGATAATTTACCAACTTGATTAAAATCATCTGTTAGCCTAATGCCTTGTTTACCATCAAATTCTGTTGTTATTACTTGTGCAGGGCCACTTAATTGAAATCCCAATAGATCATTAAAATCATCATATTTAATTGAATTAAGGGAACTTTTATTTGATAAAGAAGATTTTGAAAATTCATAAATAAAAGTTTTTATACTATCACGTAATTTCATAATTAATATCCATTATATTAATTAAATATTAGTTTATGAAATTTAAAATTTCATTTAATTCACGTTCTATATTTTCATCTTCAACATTTAAACAAAATGTTTCACAATTTGAAATTTCTGTAAATTTAAAATATAAATCATTAATTTCCAACAATTTAGAAGGAATTAATAAATCAGGCCTATCAGGATCAATTAAACCATCATAATAATTTCTATAACAAATTATTATTTTTGCACCTAATTTAGAAAATTCTTTATCTGATTTAAAAGTTGCAGTATTATCTGTTTCCCGACCAAATGCATGTGAATATACCCACTCACATGGAAAACCTCGATCCATAATTAGTGATAGACCTGTTTGTTTAATTATATCAATCATACGAGGATCTGCATATCGCATTTCATTTATAAAAAATTCCGGTGACTTTTTAAAATTATTTTTTTCAGTGGATGCCTTAAAATAAGGTATGTCAAGTTTTTTTGATAGTGCTTTTGATATTTCAGTCTTACCTGTCATATCTGCACCACAAAAAATAATAATTTTTTGTTCCTTCATAATTTTATTATTATAATATTTTTATTTAATGTATTTTTATTGCTTGCTGGATTGCGTCATGTATTGATGGGGTATTATTTTCATTGATAATAAATGAATTTTGGTTTTTATGTTTTAATTTTCTATCTATATTAGAATAATAATTATCATTTTCTTTAAAAGCACTTATCTCAGATTCAATTGTAAATTTTTCATGTTCATTCTTATACATATAGAATTCCTTTATAATGTTTGGATGTTATTTAAATATGGTTTATAAATTAAAAATTATTAATTATTTACGCTATTTTTGATTCTAATAGCTTAATAAAGTTTTTATAGTGTTTCTTTTGTTCTATCAGGTTCTTTTTTGCATAATCTAAGGCGATTATTGCATCAAACCATTCACGCATTGAATATTTTTCTGCAGCTTCTTTTGATTTAAAGTATCGTATCTTTTTAATGCCGGTTTTCGTACCTTTGGGTTTTGCTCCCCACACCTTACCTCTTAAGATTCTCTCTACTCCCCGGCCTTTCTCTTGTCCTTTTCGTTTCCAAGTTGTACCTGGGTCGCGTTTTACTCTTTTAGTTCTCTTTTTTATTTGAAGTGCCGTAGCCTGCTCACCCTTTGCTTTACGGATTTTCTTAAGTTTTACAATTAAATCATCCTTTTTCATCTTGCCATAGCCTTTAATCCCCCTGGCTTTAGCCATTTTTTTAAGGGTACCCATATCAAGGCCTTTATAAGAAGGAATTTTTGCAAGATTTGAAGTTTTAACTTTTTCAATCCTCTTACGCTTTTTCTTTTTTTCCTTTTCCGGTTCTTCTAATTCTTCTTCTTTCTCTTTTTCTTTTCTCTTATCAATAATTGTAATCTTTGTATTTGGATCATCTAAATCAACTTCTTCAAGTTGGTCATCAAGTTTGGTTTTTAATTTAGGAAAAATATCAAGTGTATCACCTTTAAGTTTCATTGGTGCAATATAATCAAGAGTAAATCGATATTCGCCACCTGCTGCTTCAATTTCTTCAGAACCAGATAAACCTTTAACAAAAATTTCGGTACGTTCATTAAGAATCATAGAATTATTGCGCAGCATATTAGAAAAAGATTCATTATATAGTGTTATTTCTATTTCAATACCTTCTTGGTCGGGTGGAATTTCCGCAGGTGGCTTATCCACTAAATCTAATGCATCTTTTAATACACCTAAGGTTGCTGTTCTCGATGCCTTCTTAGACCTTGCACGTAATAAGCCTAAGGTTACCCCGGCTCCAACAAAACCAACGCCTAGACCGGCCAGTATGGGCCCCATAGCAGCCACAGCACCGGCAGCAGCTACTCCTTTTGCTGATTCCATTGAAACCTTTTTTATAATTTTTCTAGGAACCTGTTTTGAGGTTGTTGTTGTAATACCTGTCCAAATCTTTTCTTTTATTACCTTCAGCAGTTGTCCTTTTGGGTGTATTGCAAATGTGCCTGCCCTACCAGCTGCAGCCCCAAGACCACCAGAAGTCTTTGTACCAGCTTTAAATATCTTCCAGACGCTAGAGTCATCAGAAAGAGCATTATTGCCAGAGAGCATTTCAGTAAATGCCTCAGAAGCTGCACCAGGATTTCTACCCACCGCAGATACCTGTTCAATGCCTTTATCTAGGTCGCCACCACCTATATCCATTAATGCGTCTTTCCAATCGCCTACTGTATTAATTTTAGGGCCATCATAAGCTCTATCTATAAATCTATATAATCCATCACCGGGTTTGACTGAATCACTGGGCACCAAATCTTCTATAGTACTTTCAATTTGTGAATTAATAGTTTCAGTTTGCGTTTCAAGTATTGTTGTGTCTGTTTCCATGGTTACTGAGTCTGCTTCACCAATAATTTCTTTTACCATGTCTGCCATGAATCTAGTTTGTGATAACCAAGCCAGTGCCCCAAGTGCAGCACCAATTCCGGCAAGAACAATAGGTGCCTTCATACTACCAAGTGTTGCCACAATAGGTGAAGCTTTACCGCGCATCAGTTTTTCAACTTCTTCATCAATAACAATTTTTACTTCTTCTTCTTTTTCTTCACCCTTCTTCTCATCCCCGCCTTCTTGTTCACTCAACTCGCCTTCAATGAATTCACCTTTTTTGGCAATACCTTTTTCTTTTGTAAAACCTTTGCCGCCTAATTCACCGCGTCCACCAAATAATTTATAAACACCACCCTTAAATGTTTCCGTATCCGCAATTAATTTTTCAGTGTATATTCTTAATTGTTCAATGATCTCATTTGCAATCTCAGGCATCATATGACCATCTTCGCCTGGATCTTTTTTGGTTGCTTCAACTATACTGTCATAAAAAGCCGCAATTGAATTAACACCTGTTAGAAATGCCGTTCTATTTTTGTTTACAGGAAACTTTCCACCACCGTCCAAGCCTGCCTCAATATCATTAATCTCATCATCAACAGTGCTGATTAATTCCTGAACTGCTTTATTACCTTCTTTTTCAATTCTAACTTTAAAAATATCATACATTGCCTGACGATCTTTAGGCAATTTTTTAATACCGGTCTTTCTAAGGAAATCATCAACCCCACCGGCCAATGAACCTACACCAAATTGCACGGCATCCCAAAAGCCTTCCCTTAAAAGTGCAACTTGTTCATCGGTTAAATTATATTTTTCCTGTAAATCCCTTGTTATACCCTCGATTAATCTAGAATTTAGGTCTTGACCTTTGGCAACCAATAATCTGTGTTCAAACATTATTTGTTCATTTATAGAATCAATTTTTGATAGGTAATTTTTATCTTCAAATAAAGGATCTATCTTACCATAATCTTTATGAATAACCGTCAGGGATTTTTTTCTAAATGATTCTATTAATAATTTATCCATATGATTGTATTTTGTATGCTTATTAGACATTTAATTTCCTTCTATCGACATAATAAATATTTTGTATGAAATAAAAAAATTACCTATGATACCTTTTATATAATTTAAGTGACATATAAATTAAAAATATAGTTCCAAGTAATAGGCTTATTATTTTTGTTACCCCTACCGGATGCCATACAAATTGTAGATCCATATATTAAAATCCTTTAATCAATAATATTGTCAATATAATTTTTTATTAATTTTGTAAGTTGATTCTCTGTAATAATCAATGATTCACTTATCGGATTTTGATCCTGGGTATTTTTAGGATTAAACCAACTAGGGTATTCTTGGCCGGAAATACGTTTTTTATATTCGTTTTTTACATTTAAACTATATCCAGAAACATCTTCCCCATCACTTATTTTTTTTCTTAATTCACCCATTTCAATTATTTTACCATTAATAAGATCGGAAACAAAATTTAATGTAATTGCATTAGCACCAATATCACCACATCGTGCCGTTACTATACCTTTAAGGTTATCAACTATAATACTATCACTTGCAGCATTAATAAATTGTAATAATGATTTTGGAACATGTTGTGTTACAGTTGAATAACAAAAATCACGGTGTGGGGCTGGGGATGCATGTGGTATGGATTCATCAATAACTGTTGTTTCATTAAACATTGAAATGCTATACCAGGTTAATCTATTTTTACTCATTTCATCTGGTGGTCCATATTGTTTAACAAGTGCCCGTGCATACGAGGCGGCATCCTGGTGGTCCCATGCTGATAATATACCCTCATGTTCACCACCAACTTCTATACTGTCGGTTTTTGCTGGAAAGATTTTATCTTCTGTAAATTCTTCCATTATAATATTTCTAAGTTTTTTTCTAGTTAATTTTATCACGCAAACCCTCGCCCCCACCATTCGTTTTTTCACACATATTTTTATATAATTATATATTATTACAAATAATAAATGCTTTAAAAGGTTTTACACATTTAATCTCATGATGCATGAGAGGCCCTAAATCGTTTTAAAAATTTTTCGTGGGATTTTCACACACATATTTATTTTTTTATATGTGGACTTATGAATAATCTTACTTCTGATTCTTCGCACCAATAACAACCAAGTTTTGACCAAAATACATGAATGGAATGTGGATCTTTATTGGTATTGATATCAATTACAACACCGATATCTTTGCTCCATTTTTGAACTACAAGGTCACCTATTTGAATTGGTTTAAACATTCTATTTTAAATAAGGCCTTATGATAAAAATACATCATATTTTTATTCATAAGCCCCTGCATAACCTAATCTAACAAGTTCACTATTAAGGCTCTCAGGGCCAGGTTGATCATTACCATTAGGTAACCATACCTCAACCAAATACCGTCCATACTTGCCCCGTCCGAGTGCCCTTAACCGTACCTTCTTACCGAGTATTCGTTGTTTTACATAATTCCTGCTACGTCTTCCGGCTTGTTTCGTTTCTTCAGTGCCTCCACGTATTTCAGGTGTATTCACATATGCAAGGCGTAACTTTGCACCGTCAATATGTATCTTGAATCCAAGATCTATTGTTGCAGTAAGTGTATCACCATCATATACGTGTGTAATTACAGCATCATATTCATACATTTAGCTTGGTATTTGAATTAAAGCTTAGCCTGTAGCGCTTGTTTCAGTATATTCGGTTGTTGGCGTAGTTGTGGTGTCTTCTGTAACGCTATCCTCAACGCTATCTTCGGCACCATCGCCTGTATTACTTGGAAATGAATTTGCAAGTGCCTGTAAGGCTGCTCCAATCACCGCCGATTCCTCAAGCGAAAAAGCCCCACGCTTGTGTGCAACTCGCACAGCATTAACAATGGTATTCACTACGGTTGTTTGTTCTTCAGTTAACATAATCATGCTCCTATCTAGATATTTGAATTATATATAACTTCAATTCTACGTAAAAATAAATTATAAAGTGAAATTATAACAATATAATTATATAATATATTATATGGGAAATAAATAATGAATCTAGATGTATTAAAAAAATATATTAGCCTTACCATTAAATCAAGTAAACTACAAGAAGGTAAGGCAGCTGCTGTCCGGTTATTACCAAAATTTGGTATGGAAGGCCTGGAATATAGTCCGCTTACAGATGAAGACATGAATAAAATTCTTCCTAGCTCTTATGGGGAATTCCCTGGGGAAGGTGATAGTAGTCTCATAGGCGAGTTACTATATACTTTAGGCGCACAAGGTCTTATTGATACAACGGTTGCTCCACGTATGAAGCTTGGGTCCACTCGCTTGGCTGCCATGAAAAAGTATAAAGATCCTGCCTTGCTAGAACCAGGTGAAACCCCAGAAACGGTTACCAAAGCAGGAAAGCGCAAAAAATCATACGGAGACATCGATATCGATGTTACATTCCTTGCATCACCAAAACAGGTAGCCTCAGCAATAAATCAGATAGATCCAACAACATTTCAAACACTGGTAACCGCTGAGATTCACATTGCCGTCCGACTTGGGAATAAAGTATACCAGGTAGACCTTGTTGATCTTGGAAAATCGTCCAAAGGTGCTGAATTCCTACAATCAAGTAGCTTTATTGATCTTAGTCAGGGGGTTAAGGGTGTATTCCAAACAGAACTTATACGTGCTGTTGTTGCAACGATGAAACCGGAACTTACAATCCAACACTTTCAGGAGTGGGTTGGCTCTAATCCTAATACTGATTTTTCAAACCAGTGGAATAAACTTATTCAATGTGCTTACACCCCTGCTAGTGTACGATTTTCGTTGACCAAGATAGGTCTTCAGATACTTGTTGACTTTAAAAAGCCTGGACGTAAGGAAGGATCGGTTACTCGTAAGGGCGTGAAGTGTCCCGTTAAACCACTTGCATCATTTGAAGATAAAGATGAACTTGCACAGGTGATACTAGGTGATCCGGGAGTGACATTTGCTACGATTTATTCAGCAATTGCTCTAGCACAGTTTATCGGTGATAACTTTTCACAGGATAAGGTTGATACTATATGGGAAGCTATGCTATCACGCGCAACTACAGGTGCTTTAGCACGAGTTGATCAGGAGAATCTTGATACTGGCCTTGGTGTTATTGCTGGCATCTTTGACAAGACATATGAACCTATGAGTGACTAGAGACAAGCCTTATACACAAAAAATACGTGAAGCAGTATTATTCCAATCACCATTGAAACAATTAATATATCTTGTTTTTCTACCTTCATAGTATTACTTATACCATCTAATTTTTAATATCCACCCACAGAGTTACATTAACTCTACTATATTTCTTATATTGTGTTACTTATCCTCTCTTGAATCAAGAGGGGGACTGATATAGTTTCCAAAAATCCCGTGATATAAAAATGTACTAAGCCTCCCCTCAGGCGGCCTCCAGGGCCCCACAAAAGTTGCATTTTAGGGGGCCCGAGGGGGCCCTTGTGGGGGCCCTATGATGGGGCCCTAAACCGTTTTTCAATGGGGCCTTGATGGGGCTATGATGGGGGGTTGATGGGGCTGTTTTAGGGGGCCATTAGAGGGGGCTGATCAGCCAGGGACAAAAAAAGGGACCATGGTTTCCCATGGTCCTGGCTGGGTCAGGCTTTACCAGCGTACCTTGCGGTTGCGGCGTGTGTAGCGATAGGCGTGGTTGTTATAGCGATACATGTTTTCTCCTGTTGTTGTTTCCTTATATCTCTATTATACCACTACCGGGGAAAGATTTCACCCCTCTGCCAGCAGATAAAAAAAACCCCTGGTCAGAGACCAGGGGTTGCGGATCCGCAAATGCGGACCCGGGCTGTGTTAGCCAATGATGACTGCACCAGCGGTTTGGACAAGGGCGATAAGAGCGATGACGATCACGAAAGGCATATTCTCTCCAAGGGTTGTTGTTGTTTCCTTATATCTCTATTATACCACGGGGTCAGCAGGTTTTCACCCGGCTACCACGCATCGTAGCCACTATCACCGCCACCATAGTCTTCGTCGGTTCCCCATCCACAGCTGGCCAGTGCCGATTGGTGGTCACCGTCCATGCTATCGTCGTAGTCCTCACCGTCATCCTCCCCCGGCGCAATATCATCAAAGAAGTCATAAAAGGTCGCGTTGGGAAGGAACCGAACAAGTTCATTCAGCAGTTCATCTGCTGACCAGGTCTCAAGCAATAGGTCAAGCTGTTTGAATCGAGTCATTAAAAATTCTCCTACTTGTAATAGATTGCCCACATACATGTGAAGCCGGCAACCATTGTGATGAAAGTAATCAGTGAATCCAAGTTATAGTTCCTCTAGCTACTGGTACTATTATATACTGGCATGCGCTTCTTTTTCACGGAGCATCCGGATAAGTCGGGTCATCTCCAATACCAATTCCGACCGCTCCTCATCCCCGCCGCCGCAACACCAATCGCAGCCTTCCAGGTTATTAGCCATCCAGTCAAGGCGTTCATCGATTTTGGCAAGACGGGCTTGAATTTCAGCGTTGGTCATTCTCTTTCCTCCCTAACCAGATTCTATTATACCATGCCACCCGCACTTTTTCACCCGACACGCCTTGTCCGCTCGTGGAAGACCCGACGAAGCTTGTGATCAGGGACCAGCTTGCGGAGCTTGCGGAGCTGACGCTCCCGGACTTGGCACCGCCGTGCTTCGCTTGCTGGCTGCTCCTTTAGGGCCGTTAGCTTCGCCACGACCTCGGCCACCTCACTATTCTCCAGGAGCAGGGCATCGGCCTTGGCCTGCCTGGCCTCCTCCCTCTGCTTGGCTGCCTCGATTCTCGCCTCGGCGTTCTTCCGCCTACGTCGCTGCAAGGCAATCTCCCTCGGTAGGGTAGCAAGCGCCTTGAGTGCTCTGATGGCGATGACACCGAGTGCCAGTCCTGCGATGATTCCGAATCCCCATGCGATCGCTGTTAAGAAAGTGCTCATTGTAATCTCCTATTCGGCTATGATTCTATTGTACCACACCGCCCGCAGATTTTCACCACGGGCGGGGCAGAATTTATTTAGACAAGCACTGCGGCGAAAGTTTGAACAAGGGCGATGGTAGCGACGATGATTGCGAGCATGGTTTTTCTCTCCTTGAGAATTATTGTTTCCTTGATTCTATTGTATCACACCTCTACTTGATTTTCACACCAAGCCGAGGAATTTATTATTCGGCAGCAACCATTTCCACTGGCGCTCAACACGTTTCACCACGGTGCCAGTCGCATCAGTCACGGTGTGGCCGGTGTAAATCGGTGTGAATTTCCACAACCACTGTGGTAGAATACCTTCCAATAGCCATGTCGCCATTTTGAACGTTTTGGCATGGACGATATGGGTCAACGTACCGAGGTGTCCGTTAGGGCCAGGGTTATTGGGATTGTAATGAATTTTGAACTCGTACCTTTTCACTGTATATCCTTTCAGACTGCGCTCATGCCAACGAGCGTAAGACCGGCAATTCCAAGAATGATAATCATTTCAATCAGCATATATCTATTATACCATTCTTTATATAACATTACACACTTAGGAGCAATTCATTGGAGGGACCACTGGTCCCTCCAATGTGTACTGTTAGACAGTGAAAGGAACCGGGTTGCCAAGCTGGCTCTCGTTGCAGAAGAAGGTGTTCTTCCAGTAACCCCGATCGTCCCGTTCCTCGCCAACGCGGAGTCCCACCCGGTTATCACGTTGCCAGAAGACCCGACCTGTCATGCCCTTGAGGATGTGTTTCCACTTGCGGGTCACGACCATCTCCTTGTTATTGTCAGGAGAGTGGTGGTTTCGGAAGTCATCCCGGAGACCTTCAATTTCATTCCATGCAGCGGACGACACCCTAGCTGCATCATCCTCACGTTGGCGTTCACCATCGGTCCGCCACCGCTTAATAGCGTCCTCGACCTGACGGGCTGTGCCACCGACACGATCGTACTTGCCTACATTATCCGGGGCTGCTCCGACCAATCGGGACTCGACTGTACACTCCCCACAGGTCCCGAACTCTGCGTAGCACCCAGTCATGCTGTCAAGCGTGTCCCAGACGACGTACTTTCCACGACCGCGGCACTTCTGACATCCCCCTGCTTGCTTCCACCGATCCACACGGAGGTGCCGGTTCGCCTTGGCGATCTCCTGGAATTGGTCAGTCAGCGTACGTGCCTCGCCTTTGAGGGTATCGATGTATGCACTCAGCTCTTTTTTGGTGTTGATTTGCTTGGTCATCGCTGGCTCCTTTGTTTCCGTGGTATATCAATTATACCATGTCTACCCACAGTTTTCACAGGTGGTACTCAATTGTTGTGAAGGTATCTCAATTGTTACGCTAGTCACAGCTGTTGGCACGGTGGGCGAGGAAGGTCACCGTCCCGTCCGGGTGCTGCTTGTGAAGCCGGCAGTAGGTCCCGTAACCCGCGGGATGGTAATTGAGCAATAATCGTCCCAACCATGCCTGCACATCCGCCTCCGCACCGGTTACGTAGTAGTTGGTGCTCCAGCTTGTTCGGTTGGTCTCAACTTTCAAATTCAGGTTACTCATGGCCGACTCCTTTGTTGCCGTGGTATATCAATTGTACCACCTGGTCTGAGGATTTTCACCTCAGACCAGGTGATTTGTTTATTTCTTTTTGTCTTCGCAACTGCGCTTACACGCCCCACACGGATACTCGGTTCCGTGCGAGTAGACCCAGCCGTTGTTGCACCGGGAATTCCCACAGCCACCGTCGCGAGCGTAGTCCCAGATGTAACCGGTGCCATTGTTTTTCTTCGCGTTGCGTATCATGGCAATTTTCTCAAGCTGCTCTCGATAGGAATAGGCCATTTAGAATCTCTCCTGGAGAATTGTTGTTTCCTTGATTCTATTGTATCACAGTCTCATCAGGTTTTCACTTCGACCATTGCAAAGCCTTGTCTCCACTGCTCCTCCACCTTCGCCGCCATGAAACGGCCACAATTAGCAATCCGCTTATGGATGAGCTGGGCATTGGCCCCCTGTTTTCCTTTCAACGCCGCGGACGACATCCGGCGAAACTCGTCGCTGGCCTGCCACAGTGCGTTGATTACAGCCTCCTCGAGATGCTCAGTCATCAGCCCAAGCAACTCGTTTCCCTCTTTCGACTCGAAAAGCTCCTTCGGAAATTCGACCTTAAGCTCTACCACCAGCTGTCTCCCTGCGAAATGTTTTTGTTTCCTGTCCTATCTCTATTATACCACCCCCACCCCGTAATTTCACAGGGCGGGTACAGTATTTATGGACTACCAATCAAAGCCACTTTGGCGGCGTGCCGCAGCACGATGGACCAGGTCCTGATTCTCGGCGGCCCAATCATAGGTATCATCCTCGTCATCCTCGTCATCAACGTCTTCCATGGACTCGGTGAGCTCATCGATCGTATCCTGCATGGAGCACATACTGCCGCCGAGGTACCCATGGTCCTTGTCAAGCGCCATCACAATGTGAGCGTACCAATAACTCTCGGCACGCCGGAGTGCAATGTGGTCTTCGCCGGAGCGAAGGATATCATGTGCCTCCCCGAGAAGCTCTTTCATTTCATCCTTGATCTCGAGAAGTCGTGCGATGTCGTGTCCGGTTGTCATGTTTGTTTCCTTTATCGTTTCCTTGATTCTATTATACCACCCACTTGCTCAATTTTCACAGGTGGTACTCAATTGTTACGAAGGTAACTCGATTGTGCCACTGGGTAAACCCAGTGGCAGATACCAGGCTAGCTGGCCAACAATTCTTCCAACCGCTCAATCAGCAGATCACGATTTCGTGTCCGCAGGCCCAACCATTCCTTGGCCATCTTTGTGCAATTGAAATGACGGGTAAGACGGAAACCTCGTTTCTCAGTCTCAACGCCTCGGCGACACATCATCACAGTAATTCGAGGAACATCCTTGCCATTTGGCATGGTAATAGTGTCTGCACCTGGGTTGATAATCATACTCATTTAACTTTCTCCTTTATCCGTTGATTCTATTATACCACACTAAAGAACTATTTTCACAACGGCAGCTCAATGGACAGGACATACCCCCACCGCATTTTGACATTCTTTACATTTTTGTTGAGCGTTGATTCGATCCCTGTGGTAGTTCGCTTGTTGACGAGAACAACCCGCAAGAACCGGTCGGGCATCACCATAAAAAACAATACCACGGTGGCCCTTGGGGAGCTCATCCTTCCGGAAAACAGCCCAACTATAACAATCATCACCATCAAATTTTCTAGTTACATATTTTGTTGCCATGATTTCCTCCTTGGTAATTCTATTATACCATACCACAACTGAGTTTTCACCAGGCTATAAAAACTTGCTTTGTTTGGCAACTTTGTTACAGCGAAACTTGCCTGGATATACTGGGGCACCCGCTGGTTTTTGTCGATAGCAAAACCACTTCTCCGTCTCTCTCCACTCGAAGTACATCTCTACATCAAACGGCTCCCCTTCTGCCTGAGCCCAATCCCACCGTGGGGTCACCGCCTCGGTGGTTGCACACCCGATAGACATACATGCAAAGACAATGATTAGAATAAATTTTTTCATCTATGCCGCCTCAATCTGTTCAATACGATCCCACCCACAACCAGCACACTTCCAAGCTTCGCCATTCCCAAGTACCACAACATCCCCTACCGAGGTAGAACGACATCCCTTTGCGGCATCACCGTGGGCGGTTACACCTGAATTCTTCCACCACCCATAGTCAATGCTATTGGTGAGTACAAACGCATCTTCACGATCATCACTTTCTACGGTTGCAACGTGAACATAATCCTTTGGCCATTGGGCATTTTCTTGAGCATCAAACATTGCCCGGATACCTATCGTGTCCCGATCATGCTTTACCAGCTCGCGAAAGCTTTTCTTTTGATATACTTCTACTGCCACCTTATTCTCCTTTGTTACCGTGGTATATCAATTGTACCACTACTTACTCAGTTTTTGCACTACTTGGCCAAGATTTTGAAGTTTACGCATGGACAATCAAATGTAAAATCGAAAGTATCATCCTCTTCCCAGTAGCTCCACCCGATGGATTCGTTACCGTGATACACTTGGCCGGCGCGATCGAAGCGAACGATGACACCTGGCGCACGCTCTACCGTTATAACTGCAGGAGGAGTAGCACCAGAAGTCAATCCCAACCACGTCGCATCGATAACCAAATCACCATCCCCACGTTCATTAGCTTCCCGTGAGCTGGTATCTGGAATGAATGTACAAGATTTATAAGCGACAAACATATTCTCCCCTTTGTTGCCGTGGTATATCAATTATACCACTAGCCAATGAAGTATTCACCATTCAACCCACAACACTTGAATTCTGTACCATCAATTTTCCAGCTCTTGTATTGATGGTGGTGACCAAAGTACCATGTCTTTGGGCTGTAGGAACCTACCTTCAGGACATTTTCAAGATTCACAGGTGTTGGATTTCTATCCCTACCAGCTCTATAAAGTGGAACCCGTAACGGCGCATCATGTGTCACCACAACGTCCGGTTGCCTTTCATCAAGTGCCACTGCGAACTGTGTAAATTCCTCATAGGTCGGTGTTTCTTTAGCCCACCAATCTTGACCTTCAGTTCTCATATGACGATCGGTTGATTCAGCACCACCAAGAAATAGATGAAGCTTTCCATCTATATCAAGGACTTCACCTCGTGCCACAAAGAAACAATCCTTTGCCAGTTTTGTGGCTACAGGGGAAAAGGGCTTTGTTAGTTCAAACCACTTGTCCCAGTTTTCATGGTTGCCCCCACATGTGAACCACGTTGGTCCATCTTCACGGTTATCGAAATATTCCTTGACCGGACATTCATCGTTCCATCGGATTGCAAAATCACCAACCTGAATAACGAACTTAGCATTTTCTATTTTCGCTATGGCATCAATGGTCTTTATGGCATCAACGTTTCCATGGATGTCGCCTGCATAGATGATTGTCATTGTCATTCCCTTTTGCCGTTGATTCTATTATACCATCTATCTTCTTGTTTTTCACTTCTTCTCCATGGTCGGTTTCAACCAAATATCATTCTCTTCACCGAAGAGAGCCAGGATGATCTCGGGATGTACCCTAGCATGTCTTCGGTTCACCCCACTGCGGCCAAAAATAAATTGCGATGCGTTGAATGTATCGAATGAAAACATCTTCAAAAGCTCTTCCCTGATTCGCTCCCGTGAAACAGACCCAAGCAGGTCTGAGACCGCGGACCACGTATGAGGCTCGCTCGGCGGTACCAACATATTCTCACGAAGCATCCTAGACAGCTCATCATCTATGACCATTCCTTCCTTTGTCACAGAGAATCTCATGGCCCTGACAATTCGAAGAACGTCCTCCCTAATCCGATCGTTGGCATCCCCCACACACCGGATAAGGCCACCCTTGATATCACTAAATCCACCAAACGGATCGAACAACTTACCTGTCTCTACACATCGTGCAATGGCGTTCATGGTGAAATCCCTCCGGGCCAGGTCATCATCAAGAGTACCTGGTTCCACCTCATCCGGGTGGCGTCCATCAGAGTAGGCACCATCCTTACGGGCCAGAACAATATCAAATATTTCCTTGTTCTTTATTCCACGAATCGTAAAAAATTCTGGGGTTGTTAGAAATATTCTATCTAGGTTTTCATCAGCCCATTGTACCAGACCCTTCCACCCGGCGCTGCACACAGCAACAAAGTCACGATCATTTGTTGGAACACCAAGAGCATCATCTCGAATGCTTCCACCAACTTCAAATATTTTTACCGTCATTGTTCAACCTCTTAGGTAAGTTCCTAATTCAATTATACCATGTCTAATTCAAAATTTCACTATGCCACCCATTGATTTGTTTGTTTTGATCGTATCTTTTTAGTTCGCAACTTCCATGCAACCGGAAGAACCACCAACACAAGCAGGCAACCAAAGGTTACACCGACGACACTAGACGTTGGATCACCCGCAGCCCCGATCCCATCAGTGCCTGTGTTCAATAGTGCATTTACAAAGACGACAAGAAACAGTGGGTGTCTCAACCAACCCATCCATTCATCACCAAGGTCCAATTTTTTGAACCACTTCATAACCGGACCCTCTGGGTCAAGGCCTAACAATCCAAAATAAATCAGTGGCCCATTATCCAACATACCAAGGCATGACTGTGAGAACCAACCTGGGCAAGCCATCGTGAGCTTATAACAGATTATGTAACATAGCGGGTAGATGGTTAGGAATGCTAAGTGTTGTTTCCAGTTCATATTGTTTCCTCCGTGGCTGATACTATTGTATCACACCACGGGTTAGTTTTCACAATGGGACCTTAGCGACCTTCTGGCCATTCATCCGTTCTTGTCTGGTTAGATGAACACGTTGCAGAATCACCATCCTCGATCATTCGTTGTTGCACCACACCAAGGTCATCGAAGTTTACATACTTCCCTTCAGGTGTACCGACATCAGGATACAAATCGGTGTAAACTATCAACTGGCCAGCATTATCTTCACCCAATTGGGCAGATGGAAGAACAGACATAATTGCTTTGTAAATTTCATCAAACGTTAGTTTATTAGGCATGTTGATTCCTTTATCTTTTGTTCTTTTTTATTATACCACGGTTTCGTTGAGAATTCACACGTTCAAAACAAGAAAGACATTCATTCAACTCATGTTCCGTTTCTCGTCCACAGATGGCGCAACGTTGATAGTTATAACCTTCGTCATTGTCGACCCACTCACCACCACGTTTCCATTTTATCCAATTGTATGACATCTATTTTGCCTTGTTACGTTTCTGTTTCCATTGTATCACATTTGGAATCATTTTTCACAGTAGGAATCATTTCTTTTTTTGCCTTGGCACAAGCATCAAACTGAGCCATGGCAATCATCATCCCAAGTATATCACCACTACGTCTCGCATCGTCTAACCGGTGAACTGCTTCTTCATGGTCGGCACTAAAAAACATCAGATTTCTCCCCGCTTACGTTCATTCTTTACAATAATCGCCACGAAGTAAGCGGTCGCAGGATCCACACCGTCTGCCGCCAGAGCATCCATAACCTCTTGCCCGGTAGAACCATAGGCCACAAGATTACGGGCCCTTAGAATTGATTTTACAAATTGTCCTTTTTCAACACTCATAAACTTTCAAGCTCACATCATCGCATTCAAGATAATCTTTTCTAGCATTTTCAAGCTGTGTTTCAGTTATGTCATCCCGTAAGGAAAACTTTGGTTCAACACCATCGTCACCAAATTCAATCTTCAACAACCCATTATCATACATAGATAATAGACACAAGGCAATATCTTCTTCCTCGGGTGTTGTAGCAGTAAATGCCTTGATTTCAATGAATGGTCTAAATAAATCAGTAATCATTTCGTCTCCTAGAATCTATTATAACAAATGATTCTTAAAATTTCACAATGTTCCTAACAATTCTGAATCAATGCAAAGATTGCAAGACCAAGCATAAGACCAACCGACACCAAAAAAATAATTTTGCCCTCTAAATCATCAAATAGTTTCAATTTTAACCACCTTTAAATTTGACTCATATGACCACAGACACCGTCCACCGATGTTGTCCCATTTCACCATTACCTGATTAGGGTGGTTTTGTTTGGAACCTTTGAAAACAACCTGTCCAACACCCCAGCGAGGGTTGTCTTTGTGTATTACTTTTTTGCTTTCCATATTTCTATTATACCATAAGATCGATAGGTTTTCACAGTGGAGAAATTCCGCCTGGTCCTTGAGACATTTGAACACATGAAGGACAGTTCTCACCGTATTCTTCGATCGACCATTGACCACACTTACAGGTTTCACCCGCTATCAAACCTGTGTGTTCGGATTCAAACTTATTATATGCTTCGTCGACGGTGCCATTATGAACCAAATCACCACCAACCTCAAAAACAAGAAATCGGACAGGAGATGCCGGGGCTGAAGCGTACATACGGAAACTATTAATGATTGCCTTCCAAGGATTACGAGCAAAGACTCGCCTAGGAACATCCGCGTAGTTTGCTGAATAGGTCCAAAAAACAATATATTCTTTCTTCTTCATATGTTTGCCCCTCCGGCCGTTATAGTTATATTATACCATTCCTGCAGGAACTTTTCACACGCCCTCAACACCACGAGCATCAAAGACCCAGATACAGTGTGAACCACCCATGTCCTCGTAGGGGTCATGGTCTGGCTCGCTATATTGTGCGAAGCCAACCTCCTTCAACAACATTTGGTCCATATAGTCCTTGGCTTTTTGTTCAGTCGTGAATTGACCATAGCAACGTTTGGTGTATGCATTTAAGACCGAAATCTTTTCCAACTCACCCGCAAGAATTTGTTTTGTTTGATTTTCCATAATTCTATTATACCACCGTTACAGGAACTTTTCACAAAGCGATGGAATGGGTGCAAGTGGATTCCTTTCAATAACGGTGCATTGAGTTTTACGTACATCTGTAAGCGTATTCCATCCGTCTAGCACAACGTCTATCCACACTTCCCCGGCGGCAACAATTACGCCTGTTTCATTTTTGTTATAACCACCAGAAATGTAAACCGTATCACCCTTCTTCATAGTTCCTCCATGTTTCCTATAATCATTATACCATCCCTACAGAAACTTTTCACAGATTAGAGCCAGGGATCATCATCCTCATCTGGCTCACCAAAAACATTACGATATGCATCCTCAGCCAATTTTCTAACCCCAAATCTTATCCTGACAGGGTTGACACATACCAGAGATAGTATACTCCTTCTTGGAGGTTGCATCTCGAAAGTCGTTAGCTTCACCGCTACAGGTGACGCAAGTATTTGTTTTGAACGCAATACTTCGAGGTGTACCGATTATCTTGGAAAATTCTTCAAGAAGATTCTCGATTACTTCGTTTTTTGCTTCATTGTCAATTGAGTTATTCATCATCTACAAACAACACGTTTGGCGTATCCCACCCAAGAATCTTAGCACAACCGTCCTTGGCAGGTGTGGTCTCCGCATCGAAGAGAATCCCATGTGCCCATTGGAACGCCCATTGCTCGGCATTCTCCTTAGACCTGTGCTCAGCAAGAATCTCCCCAGTACTAATATTGACTACTTCAAACATTATTAAATTCCTCCACAATCTACAATAATTATATCATAGACTCAATGAGTTTTCACATAACAAGCATGTCTTTCTTGATATGGTTCGTAACCACGATCTTTCAACATACGTTGTATGACATTATCAGCCCAATACTGCATGTCCCAAGTATGACCGTTGCTGGAATCATCATCCCAACCTTCCCAATTACCCCAAATCGGAATGGTATCTGTTGTACGATATCCCCACCAGACCAACAACACTCCATCATCTTTTACTTCATGGAGGCGAATGGACACTGGGAATGCATGATAGGGGTTTTGTTTTCTTACTTCATCATCCATTCCTGTTTCAAGCTCACCAACAAATGATTCAACATCCTCCTTGGTGGGTAGACCTAAGGCTGTAAGAAAAAAACTACCATGCCTGTCTTTATGTCCATAGCTTACTTTCATGTTCATTAAAATTCATAGCCTCCAGGCATGAATACCTGTTGACCCGCCTTCACAAGCTCTTCCCATGACAGCTTATCAAATGCTTTCTTCACCTCAGGGTCAACATCACAATGAAAGCCAGAGCCAACCGCAGCATCGATGGCTTCCGCCTGGGTACAGCGACCTTCACACATTTCAAGCATGTCATATGCAACGTAATCCCAGCTCGCCATCATGGCCCACTTGATTTTAGTCTGTAGCTCTTTATTCAAATCACTGAATTTCAATTCCGCGGGCATAATTTCTCCTTTTTGAATTTGCCTCTATAATTATTATACCATTCCTTTAGGAACTTTTCACCCTAAAGTTCAATATAGATATCAACCTTCCCCAACTTGTTCATTTCAAATCTTACGGACCCACCGAATTCCTGAACTTCTTCCTTGACTTCTGGTACCATTGCAGGCTCAACCCCTACTATCGTATGAAAGGGTGGATGCCATGGTCCCCTATTCGTCACTGAGCTGATTACAATGGGTTTATGAATCCAACCATTGATGAGGTTCTCAAGTTCCTTTGCTGACTTTTTTTGTTTTTCAGTCATTGTCTATATTCCTATTGAAGTTTCTATAACTATTGTACCATTCTTTTATTTGATTTTCACCCGCTGTCCAGAACAAAGACTATTCTTCGTGCTCTGTGTACTGCTGCCGCAGAGATTCTTCTTCCTCTTTTGACAAATAAGATTTATACGGTGTATATGCCAGACCTCCTGCCCTATAAGCTTCAGTCACGGCCTTTACAATTGATCCCACGTGTATATCATAAAAATCCAGGGAATCTGAATCTCGCGTTTCCAGTGTTTCAATACCAGGAAAGTGTTCCGCAATAATTTTTCGTATTTCTTCGTCCATCAATCCCACCAAAGTCGTAATTCACCGTTTGGTTCAAACCCACATTCATCAGCGATCGATGAATTTACACACATCGATTGAAGGTCAAGAAGTACTTGGGCATCATTATTACGTTCTGAAATATAACACGCCACGCTTCCTTCCCGGGCGGGTCGAATCTCTAGATCACACTTCGCAAGACGTTCAAACCTTTCAAAAAATTCACCAATACTGGACGCTTGAAATGCGTTATATCGACCTTGATACTCCGCGCCAGGGTGCAACGATTCATTCATAATGTCGGTCCAAACTTCGACCGAAACGGTATCATCCGCTTTGAAATCTAGCTCGCGACCTGAATAAGCACCCCATGGGTTGCAATCACTGTACGCTTGAATCGTAAAATCTCGAACACGATGAATACTCATTTTGAATTCTTTTCCTTACGTTGTTCCTATAACTATTATACCACAGGCTCAATGGGTTTTCACTTTTAGATTTTAGGCTGGAAAGATTGGAAATGATGCAACAACATATCACAGTATGCTTCATGTTGCCCACAAGGTGAACAGATATGCGTCTTGTTATCCCTACGGGATAATGCATTCAATGTTGCACGTTCACCAACCCACAAACGTTCTTCTCCGCACCTTGGGCATGTTCCACGTTGATCTTCGGGAGGATTGTTTATATCAATTTTAGGCATTTGTTTATCCTTTTCTATTAGGTTAGCAATAGGAACCCAAGGCTACTCATACACTTCCGTCGGCATCAGCGTGGCATCACAGAGATACCTTGGGTTCCTATAACTATTATACCACAGCCTCAATACATTTTCACTTAAATGTACATACTTGTATCTGCATTTTTCTCACGCTTCTCTTCAACGCTATAGCTAAAATTGCGCCAGCAGAAAGTATGTAGGTCAAGCCGGCGTTTACGAGGATTATGACTATTAGGATAGTCAAGAATCGTTACGGTCTTGTTTGTGATTGCAATAATTTTACCAAGATAGTGTAGGTTCCAACTATCGTATTCAGCCCAATCACCAACGCGGAACGTTCGTTCACCATTGAATCGATAATTTGGACGTGTACCAGGTTCCAATGGTTGGTTTCGCCGAATAGTGATTTCCTGCTGCGGAATAATTCTTACATCATATTCCGTCGGAGTGGCAGGATGAACTTTACCAAATCGCGTGTATTTTTTAGTTTGAACTGTTTTAAATCCTGACATGTTTCATTCCTCCTGAAATCTATTATACCATTCCCCTAGTATATTTTCACCTGGATTTAGCTTAATACCCAGACTTGTACACTATGACCTCGGTTTTCGATTTGTGTATTCGCAATCAATTTACCGTGTTTTCGTAGTAAGGTGGTAAGGTGCATTGACGTGTAATATGGGTTACCATTACACAATCCATCATACACAGCCTTGGCTTGTGGACGCGTCCACACACCACCGTGTTTCACCCACTCATCCAACCACATTTGTTTTATTGTTTTCTTTTGGCGCTTATGGAATAATTGCATTTACAAAATCCTTATGTTGTTTCTATAACCATTATATCATTCTCAAATGATATTTTCACAATATTATTTTTTGTCCTTGAACCAAATCAGGTAAACAAGGGCACCAATAACAAATAGTTCAAACATATCTTACCATTCCTTTTTCCAACGACGTTTCTCGCTGGAACGATCATAGCGTTTTTTGCTACCAACAACACGTTTACGGAACCGTCCGTCACATCCACCTGCACTGATGAATGCCTTACGGCGAGCAGCCCGCTGAAACGTAAGAAGTTGTTTTTTAGAAATCTTCATGTTTCTATTATAACTTGGTTATGTTAAATTTTCACTTAAAAAGTAGGAAAGGTTCGTTTTTTTGACCAGCTCTGTTCAACCTGTTCCAACAGGGACCCAGCTTCGTCATAGATTTGATTATCTCCGGCCCATTCGGCATAGAGTTTGGCTTTCTTTGCCCAATAGATTGAGGTTGTTGCATCTACGGATACAGCACGATCCAAGGCTGTATTAGCCAAGGATTGATATTGCTGCTTGATTTGTAATAATTCATCCATAAAAATTGTCCTCATAAATACTATATATTCATTTACCATATAATAATGCCAACAATTACACCAAATAGTATACCTGATAGAAAAAGTGCGGCATATTGTCCATACACATAGTGTTTTTCAGCCTTACGAATATCGTCCAACAATGACATGCCTATATTATACCATAGTTTGCAATAATTTATACCGCTAAGCGGTATTTATCCCACGGTCCAGGTGGAACGACATTGACAACCTTACCATCAATTTCTTCTGTTTCAAGTTCATTTGGTTCAATACCTGCCTCAACAAGCTCCCAAAATTCCCTGCCACGATGCATGAGTTCATTTATAAGCTCATCATCCCGTTGAAGTGTCCTTGAAATCAATTCATTACCGCCACAAAGGACACCATAGTGTATCGTATCAAGTCCAGTGAGGTGTAAATACCATTGACCTTGGATTACATAGTTTACAGGTACCTTTGGGTCTTCATCAGTTCCCCAATATCCTTTGGCAAACACACTTGTATTCTTAATTTCAAGTACGGAAACTGGCCCAAGATGTACTGAATCACCCTTGAATAACAAGAAATCCGGAGTACCTCTCATCCAGGATTCATCAGGATGAACAATCAACTTACCAGGAATCATTAGATAATTCCCGTGTCGTTTATTCCATTCCTTAGCAATTGATGTCTCAAGCAAGTTTCCCCAACGCATCTGTTCTGTCGGGGTAAACTTCTCACCTAAGCCAAGCTTATTTTGCCAGATATCGATTGGACCTGAAAATGGTGACAATCCAATGATGGCAGCTAACTCGCTACCACCGATACCTTTTTTACGTTTCTTTAACCAACTATTTCTTTGGGATGCTGTAAGCATATTTCCCTCCCTGTTGATTCTATTGTAACATACTCAAACGTTGTTTTCACAATTGGGTGGGTGGGAAACAAAAAATGTGATGGCAGAGCCTGCTACCATCACGTTATATCTGACTCGCTAGATATTCTTACAGGTGAATACCCAGCGAGTGAAAGTTAGAAACATTGTAATCAATTCCGTGGACCGCTTTACCAACTTAAGCTATGGCCCTGATCGGAGCCAGCGCGGTTCGAACACGCATTTAATATCTCCTGCTTCATGCAGGCGCCACCCACATTATGGTTATTTTTTAGTCTACTGATTACGCACCAACTCTCCCCCTCCATTTTAATCCTATTTTCACTCATTCATATTGGTTACTAAAAATTACCATTAAGTAATCTCCTTCACCTACTTATATTATAATCAATTTTAATCCTATTTTCACTATCTAGTTTTCTTTGCAGCGTTTAAATAATTAGTTTGTGTTTCCGAAATCTTTCGTTCCATTTCTTGTAATCGTTGTTCATGTTTATATAATCCATAAACAAAAAATCCGACCGCAGTTACCAACATGGCAATTGAGAAAAACAAATTCATAATCAACCTCCTTTATTTTTAGGTGCACCCACCAGGACTCGAACCTGGGACCTGGCGGTTATGAGCCGCTTGCTCTACCAACTGAGCTACAGGTGCAAACTATCTGTAGTGAATCGGGTGGGGATCGAACCCACGACCTTCAGATTAAAAGTCTGCTACTCTTCCAACTGAGTTACCGATCCATTTGTGTACGCCCACCAGGACTTGAACCTGGGCCAACCACCTTATAAGAGTGGCACTCTAACCTACTGAGTTACAGGCGCATAATTTTCAATGAACCAATCAGCACGTTATTTCCAAAGTGCTGCTTCTTGGGTTGTAAAAACAGTGTGACCTTTCTGTGTAGATTCCCCACACTTATCACAGTATCTCCAACCTCTTACCCTACTAGAATTATACCAAACCTTGCCTTGTTTTACACAACCCATGTGATTACCTAACAATTTTTTATTCTTTTTGGTCATGGTCCCCCGCTAATTTTTTATATAATTTTTTGATATCATGAACGCATATTCCACAATCAGTTGTTATGCCTGTATCATGAATAAAATCACTTAGGCTTAGGTTCTTATGTTGGATTGCATATTTTATATCCCCATCCGTCACAGCTTTACAGGCACATACAATCATTTTAGAACAATGAATAAATTCCGACCGTTGCCAATACCAGCACGACAAGGCCAAAGAAATCTTTCCATGATGATAGTGATAATACAATCGCCCCAACAAACGCATATCCAACGTATGCCCAGGTGAATGTTCCTGCCACAACCCATAATGTAAGCAGAATAACAAAGAAAAATAGTGTTGAACGATCACCAAGATCCGCAACTGCTTGCCCACCTCTGCGTCGTGATGGACGCTGACGAGGTCTCGGTGAAGGTCGTCTTCTGTTTGTTTGTCTCTTCATATTTATATTATACCATTGCTAAAGTTATAATTTCACATATCAAAAACTTTAAGTACCACGGGAGGGACTTGAACCCTCACGACCATACGGTCAACGGATTTTAAGTCCGTTGTGTCTACCTATTCCACCACCGTGGCATGGTACCCCCGACAGGATTCGAACCTGTGACACCCGGCTTAGGAGGCCGGTGCTCTATCCTGCTGAGCTACGGAGGCATATGCCGGGGTGGCAGTTGCCACCCCGGCAATTGACTTTATGCAGCCTTGATATTTACAAGCTCACCATCATCACTGGCACTGGTTTCCTTGACCTTTGGCTTGCCTTTGGATTTGACAGGCTCCTTTACGGGCTTCTTGAGTTCACGCTTTACATCACACGTAAGCCCAAATTCACTATTCATCCATGCATATGCATCAAAATCCTTCGCGTTAGCATCGAATTCAAGGTTCTTTGCATGCTGAGGAAGCTTTGCAACCCTGAATGGTGATACCTCAACAAACACAGCCGGATTCCAGAACTTATCTCGAAGTTCCTTGGCATCGGCCTTGCTATCGCACCCGACCAGGACAGCCCATCCTGGGACCTTCACAGGCTTGCCTTTTACAACAGTTTCACCGACCTGCTTGTTATTTGAAATGTGAACACTTTTTCCCAATGCATCACCCAAGGCTATAGCTAGACGCCTCATAGCACGCTTACCATCAAGATCATCCGACGTACCGAAAACATTGAAAAGGCGTGGAAAAGTTTGCTTAGACATTTTATCTCCTTCGATAAATTAAATTTTTAAGTCAATTTTATTATAACACATTAATCGTGACTTTTCACGGCAACTCGCTTATTTTCTTCATTAGCACCCCAATTTTCTTGAAATGCTGGATATGTCTTCAAACAATCAACAAGTGCTTGTACTTGTAGGTCATAAAATAGCATATCAAACGTTCGACGAGTCAGAACTTTATGGGTTGCATAACTTACTAGCTTTGCAACTTCCTCTAGCTTTATTTCACCTTTCTGAAATTTATCAACCAAATCACGATCATTTCTTGCAATATATTCTGCCTCTTGAATAAGACACTTATCAACGGACGAATTGTTCATACCTTATCTCCATTCTATTCAACACACCTTTCTATGCGTTGTCCATATTGATATTATACACCATGGGTGGAGAGGTTTACACCTCTCCACCCATATATTTGCATTTATTCTATCACCGGTCCTCGGCCATTGAACTCTCGCAATCCCTTCTCTCGCATATCTAGAACGAATGTCTTACCACCCGGGCCAAACCGGTACTTCTGAAGTTCCAGCAGCCTCAGCCCATATGTGTCTGATTTTTCCTGAACATCAAGACACAGGTGCATATGTGCATCAACAATATGTTTTAGAGTCATATCACCCTTAAACTGACCAGATTTACTAACCTGACCAATGACAAATGCACACTTTTGACGATCCTTGGCCCAATTTGTAATTATTTCCAAACAACGTGTGGGTGTCTTACCATTGGTATGTTGCCCATACTTACCATCATTCATGCACTGAAGTGAATCAATCATGAGAAAATCGGCATTTACCTCATCGGCATGATTTATCAACTTTTCCATTTCTGAATCCTGGCCTGCAACAAAACCATGGCGTAATTTCAGGCGTTCAACGACCATCTTGATTTGATACAACGATTCCTCGGCAGTGTTGAACATGACTGTATGACCAGAACCTGTCAATGCATTCGCAAGCTGCAACATCAATGTTGTTTTACCGGCACCAGGTGTGCCTGTAAACAATGTAGTCGTAGTACGAATGAACCCACCATTGAACAAATCATCAATCCATGGCAATTTTGATTTTACACGTTGTCGTAGGATGTCAGGAACTTGAATATCCATGATGTTAGTTCCGTTTTCGACATCATTTATTCCAACATTTAATTGCATATATTTACCCTCTAACTAAGTTATCAATACAATATTATTATACCAAACACAAGCTAGGTTTTCACACCCCGCCTCACTGTTGAAATTTATTTTTATTTGGATCGTTTTTACACAAAGTTCGGTGTGCTTCATCTAGAATTTTATTTGCACTCCTCAAATACGAATCTGCCCTTTCAAGCAGCTTGTGGCGGTGGACATCATTATATGTCTGCGAGGCGCGAAACTGTAACCACGCAATCTTTTCGTGACATGTTTTCCATTGGGCCAACCTCTTTTTACCCAAACCATACCGAATTACAAGAACCTGTTCATGAAGGTTATTCATCACTTCCCCTTTTTTGTAATTTCTACTATTATATACATGCATATTAGTTTTCACCTTTATTCAAAAGTGTTGGTGTTACACGCCACCTCATTCCGGTCGTTGCCTCAATAAGGATATTTTTCCTTAACCGACGTACCACCCTACCAGTGACACGGCAACCCTTACTTGATGTAAACCATACAGCATCACCAGGCATAAACTGGTGGAATGCATTTCGCTGTTCATTCTTCCGACGGTTGTTCCATACCTCACGTAAAGTAGTCAATCCCTTCTCGTCCAAAGAATCTACAAAATCAGTAATTTGTTGTCTATTAATACTCATATTTATTAACCTCTTTTTTCAATTACATTTACAACATTATACCAGCCATAACCTGTACTTTCAAGTACCATGGTATTTTGGCCTATAGCATGCAACAACATGACATGGGATGCATCATAACCCTTATGTGGGGCTCGAGAATTTAACACTGCATCAGCAGCAACAATTAGATCCTCACCCTTTTCTTCATAGGAAACCCCAAAGTACTCGCACTGTTCCCTATCTAAATAAATGCGACCGCCCAAATGATATGCCATATTTCCTCCATCAACCGATATATCTATTATAACATTTCTTTATTAAGTTTTCACACTGCTCGTAACTTATATGATTTATTTACTGGTAAGATTGATTCTAATTCGAACCGGAATGAACGCGACCTTGTTTTCCATGCCGCAATCTGTGATTCTATCTTCGCACGTGTTCGCACAGCCTTATCGCTGGTGTCCAACAAACGTGCGGTGCAACGATCTATGGTTTCATCATTTATGTTTATTGCCTTACCCCACAAGACAGTACACTTATCCATTGCACGATCCTTATTCATACGTGCCTTCCCGCGACTGCCGGATGCTGGAAAAAAGAAATCCCCTACATCTAGGTCTTTAAAGTGCAAAACACAGAACTGTTCAAATGCAGGATTGGCAATTACATACAAGTAATCCAGCGTCCCTTTATTCATAAGGGTTACGTAATCTGTCTGAAGGCTGACACCACCGGATTTTTTAGGTGATGTTAATTTACACTCAAGTTCGCACCCCAATCCTTCAAGGATGATATCAGGCTCTCCGGTTCGCCCATCGTTGCGTACGTTCCCGTGTTCATTTTCTAATTCATCCGCAAAGAACTTTTCTTGTGATGCAGACATGAGGTTATTCCGCCGGCACTGGTCATCAAGTAGTGATATATCATATTTTATATATAGTTTTTTTAGCTCATCAAAGAACGTGTTCATACTCACTAGTGCACGATATGTTGTTTCGGAACTTAAGTAACTCATTATACACCCCACTTACCCAACGGGCACTGTTTATTCGGCGCAAAGATTAGAGCTGGAAATACACACTTACACTTTTGACACATACCCTTAATAATCTCCAGGTCTATTGGTATAGTATATAGTTCTGGACAATCTTTGCATATATTAGCACGTTTTTCTACTTCCTTAAGGAACTCAGGCGAGATGGCTCTTTTGTTGAATCCCATCTTTAAGTAGTTATACCACCCTTCCCTGATATCCTTAATACTCATTTTTCCATATCCAACGTGTTATATTTAATATGGTCTAATAATAACCTATGTTACAGGGCTTTTTCACATATTATCTACTCTTTCTTACCGGTTTGTCTTTTGTGTTTGTTCGTCTGCCCCTCTTCTTTTTTCTAGCTATGTATTGTTCAATACTTTTAACACGTAAATCAAGCTGTTCATAATTTTTATTTTCTTTTTTCACCTTTGTTTTCAACCCAGCTACAACCATTCCAACAAAAAATAGGGCAACAACAACGCCCAAAATTACACTTACTGTAAATTCCATTTCACTATTCTCCTTAGATATTCACTTTAAAATCTTTTTCTTTTATCTTTCCAAAGCAACCACCCTATGAATAGCCCTCCAAAAAAACTTACCAAATTTGAACCAATCATTAGCGAATACGCATACCATAGACTCTCATTTACCATATTTTCCTCACTATTCACATCTCGATTTAACTGCCCCGAGGCTGATCGCATGATGACAAATTTCACTTTTATCCTGCATCACACCGGGCCATTTTACCCGTGCATCATGATGCGTTCTTTCATTTCAACCTCATTTTAGGCCAATTTCATTACACCGTTTGGCGTGGATTTTCCTTCCAACCCATCACCTGATTTAACTACACCGGGGTAGAATAAAATGGCACCGACCAACACTTAGTCAGCCGGTGCCAGGAAACAACGTCTACCCCCATAGGAGCTAAAAACTCTGCCCAAATTTGGGCCTATTCAGTATAATGCTTTCGTAGTACATTATACAACGATCGTACCATACGCCCATTTGTTAACATAAAACTCTGTCCACCTACCGATACCTGTAGGCTTGTCCCGCCATTACGGCCGGCCTCAGTACATACCCTGACAGTTCCACTGTTATTACCATGTGTGTACGTTTGTCGGACATCCCCGAACTCTTCTTTTACAATCCTTGCATTGGACCTAGTTCCATCAGCTCTAAAACTCATTTGGCCTCCTTCTATAACCAATCTATAGTTACATTATAACACATGAGGGGGAAATGTTCAATACAAAACGCAATAAAAGTGAATGGTAGTGGCCGACCTTGGAACGACTGTGGGCCTAGTCTATCCCTTTGTGCACAAGGGCAAGTTTTATCACAGTGTCTCAAGACAAGGAATTTGGGTGGGGTGGTATGGTTTTGTTTTTAATATCCTTTAGTTACCGTATCTATAACACGTATCCACTCTCGAGTGTTCATGAATAGCTATATGCTGTTAGTTATACATAGTGTTTCATAGTATGGATATCAAGCAGTTTTTAATGCAACAATTGAGCGCAACAACTGCGATGCAACAAACGAGCACAACAATCGAGTATGACAATCGAGCACAACAATTAACGCAACAAACGTTATGAATGTGACAACTATGATGCAACAATCGAGCACAACAATTGACAGATACGCAGCACAACAAACGAGTATATGCATCAAGGTAGGGCCAGGCTTTTGTGTACTACTTGTTTACTGGATATTTTATATTGTCTGTATACTAGCTTGCTTTAGTAGTTTTTTTAAGACTGTTATTTTATTTTGTACTATTTGAGCGCATATGCTGCATCGCTTGACGCAACAATTGATGTAATTATTATCATGCATTAAATGATGATCCACACCCACAGGTACTTTTTGCATTGGGATTTTCGAATTGAAAACCTGAAAACTTAAAGGATTCCACATAATCAATGTTCGTTCCCTCTAGGTAACAATAACTCATTGGATCAACATAAACACGTAACCCATGGAAGTCTTGAATCATGTCCCCAAGTTGTTCTGCACGAGAAAAATCAAGATCGTATGTAAAGCCAGAACAACCACCACCGACAACAGAAATACGTAATGCATAATCATTTAGCCGTTGTTGACCTGCCAATTCATTAACCTTTTGTACTGCGATGGTTGTCATGTTCATAATTTCATTATAATCCTAGTAATTTCTTCGTATGACCCTTCTTTTTAATTTTCCATTGTTATAATAACGTTTTACTACAACCTTAGGCTTCTTCACATAATGGCGATGGTGTCTGTGATACTTGTGACTGTGATAATGGTGCCTATGGTGTCTATGGGTATGTGTTCTTGGTGTATGCACATGGGTTGTATATATTACACTATGCGGTCGGACAACACCATAGGTTCCAAAGCAACCTGGCAATACTAACATGCCAAGGCCTACAATGATATATAAAATAGATTTTTTCATAATTTTACTCCTATATCTATTATATATCATTTCTACTTATTGTATTTTGCCTGATTTTTGTATGTATCTCACATATGTTAATAACATATACTTATTAATAACATGTCAATCATTTATAGATGTTTAATTGAATTATTGATAATATTTCTTACAGCATTATTATTTTTGGCATGCACAAGTGTTCAAACGAATAAATTCATTAACAACCCTCAAGAATTATCAATCTGTGATGATTCTAGATCGTTTCCACAATTAATCAAGATACCAGGGTTCAAAAATGCATGGCAGATGGTTTATGATTGTGAGGTATATCATTCTAATAAATCATCAATCGCACTACAGGTGTTTTATAAACACTGGTCCTTAAAATTTGGTGACACAAACGGTGTATTACAAAGTGCGTTGGATAACATCATGATAGAATGGAAAAACAAACCAACGATTGGTAGTGGATACTCTTTACAAGGA